ACTACGCTTATTTCTACGTTAGAAGTCCTTATAGCCCTATCTATGAGGATAGGTAGTATACCAAACGTCTTACCAGCAGATGTTCCACCTTGAACTATCTTTTTGCGTTTCTTTAGTTTAAGAAGTTTTTTAATTGCAGTTGTTACTACAAACATTAATCAATAATATTAAATAAAGGTTGTTCAGTATTTAATGTGATGTCTTTTGTTTCTCTTGGTTTCCCAGCATAGTAGTGATAGAACATTTGTATAAATTTAAACTCTCCTTGCTCTATTCCTTTTTTGAGTGCTTCGTATGCTTGAGGCTCTAATGGTGTTAGTCTTTCTATTAGCTTTACTTCTTCAGCTTTAGGCTTACGTCCACCGTTTGAGTGTCCTCCGTTATTTTTTCTACCGTCCATAATTAAAAAGGATTATTATTAATTGTTTTTTTTATTTGGCTTTACAACTGGAACTGATACATTGTTATTGTTTATGCTTGGTCTTGTGCCATTAGGTGTTACTACAATAGGTCTGTTTGGTTTTGGTTTATAAGGTCTAATTACTACTGGGGGATTATTATAATAATTATAATTATAAGGATATTGATTGTAACCATTTCGATAGTAATAGTTATTATAAACTCTTGGTCTTAAAGAATTTACATCTATTAGAATTGTATCGCCTTNTATTGTAACTCCTAAAACTTTAACAAATGTTACTTTAGGTTGTGTTGATATACAACCATACAATATACATATAAATAGCAATACTAAAATGTTTCTCATATATCTATTTGAATAACTTTGAGTTCAATTGTTTTTTATATAACAAATATCTTATCTTTTTGTTATTCGCAAAATTCTTTTAGTCTTTCTACTACTCTTTTAATTCTTTTATTTGCTTCTGGTAATTTTTCTTGTGGTATCTCTTGTATTGTTTCTAGTAGAGGTTTTAAGTTGGGGTCTATTTTTATTTGTTTTAAGAACTTAAATCTTGTTTCTAATTTTTTGTGTTGATCTTGTAGTGTCTTTAATCTTTTGTATTTGGGTATGTATTCTTCTGTTGCTATTATTCTATTGTATATTTCCATATATTTATGAGATATTACTGCGTCTTTATTAATTTCTGATAAATTTAAATTAGGTTTATACATTTCAAATGTTGGGAATATGTTTCTTATACTATGTAAGACAGTTGCGTGGTCTTGGTTTAGTGTTTCTCCTATTTTCTTTAGGGATAAGTTTGTTCTGTCTTTACATATTTTAAAGTATATAGCTCTACCGTAGACTATATCTCTTTTTCTGGAGTTTATATTTATTCTATATCCTAACTCACCCTCTACTAACTTTTTAATCTCTTTCGTTGTCATATATTATTGTTTCTATTAATTGTAAAAATTCTATTTGTTCTATTGCTAGGTTTATCCCAGCACATTCTAAATACATTTCTTTGTCTTCATAATCATATAAAAGAAGTCTTAAATCATCTAATTCTGCTCCTTTTTCATAATCATACAAAGTTATGTAATAATATTGATATATTATATCATTCTTTAGTCCCTGTATTTCGTACATATTCAATCTCTCTTTCAAGATAGTCTTTAGCTTTTAGTAAATCCATTAGTTCGTGATTCTTCTTGTCTGCTCTGCTTATGTACTTTATTATGTTTCCTCTATTGAAGTTTAAGTTGTAGTCTTTGATAAAGTCTATAACATCATATCCTTTTCCGTTTTCATAGTGTGGTTGGCTTGCTCTCATTTATTTTTTTTAATTCGTTTTGATATGCTTCTGATGCTTTTTTTTCGTCTGTAAAATATCCTAAATGTTTAACTTTTCCATTGACCTGTATTTGAGCTGTCCATTTTTTTTCTTTTGTTTTTTTACTAACACCAGTATATTTAGAGGTAGAATTTTTTATTGATTTAGATATATTTTTCCTTTGCGTAATTACCTGTAAATTATAAAGATTATCATTTAAAGCATTATTATCTATATGGTCAACAACTAATTTATGACCACAAGATTTATGATTTAAAAATGCTTTAGCAACTAAAACATAAACGTTTTGGTTTGTAGAAACTTTACCATTTTTACATAAAGAAACAGATTTTCTTCCTGAACCTGAATTTATATATTTTTTTAGTTCCTTTACAAACCCTTGTTTTAAATAATTTAAACTTCTTACATTTCCTAAATTACTTACTTGATATAAACCTACATATTCTGGTATATCTTTCCAAACTTCTATTCCGATTCTACTTAATACTTTTGCTATCATTCTATTAAAATAATTCTGTTTGTGTTGTTATCTTATAACTTGCATCATAATACATATTTTTGCCTTTTGGATATGATTGCTTTTTATAATTTAATTCTTTAATCCATTGTTTTTTTTTATTTTTACTTGCAATAAAAAATATGTACCTATGTTTTGAGCTTCTAAACTTTCTGTTTTTTTTATAATCTATATTTTTATCATAGTGCCTACTATGTTTATTATCTTTACTTCCTATATCTGTTCTTTCTTTTGTAGCTCCTGTATATATCCAATTAGTAGCTTGATAAATATAACCATTGTGATTTTGTGATGTATCTGCATAACTAACTAAAATTATATTATTTAACATTTTAAGTGATTGTGAAACAAAATAGCTTAATACATTTTTTTTTAAACCATCATTTACACACAATCTATTTAGCTCATAAACATATTTAGAATTGTGTTTTCCACATACACCTATACATAAAGCATTACTTGCAGGTTTACCTACTGTCAAAATACCTTGCATCATTTTAGAATCAAACAAACCAAAAGCGTAAGATATTGATGGTATTCTTTTAGCATAGTGTTTATATAACAACCATTCCTTACAAAGCTCTTTCTTTATAGATTTAACTTTATAGTTTTTTTTTACCATAGTCTGCCTTGTTGTTTATGTTGTTCTATTCGTTTCTTTCATTGCCTCTATACAGTCTTGGTTGTATATCATTCTGTCCTTAATTTAAGTAAGTTATAACATTGTATGTATTTCAACTTTGCTTTTGATTTGTATATTGTTTTAAATAGTTCGTATGTCTTTTTAGTAAATTGATAATGTGTCTTGCAATCTTTAAACAATCTTTTTGCATAAGCCTTTCCATAACCTTTGCAGTAGTTTACATTGTCTGCACTATCTCCAACTATCATTTGTTCGTAGAAGTTATATAAAGCCTCGTAAGGACTTATATCTATTATCTCTTGATGTTTGTAGTGATAGTTATACATAAGGCAAGGTAGTTGTTTATAATCCTTGTCAAGCGATACTATTATGACATTGTTGTGTCCTAACTCGTCTGTAAGTGTTTTCCAATACGTAGCAACTAAATCATCTGTTTCTATTCCATAAGAACTTTTTGTGCTATATATCTTTTGTATGTGTTCGTGCATCTCAAATAGCAATTTAGGATGTTGTTGCTTTTTTCTGTTTGCTTTATAGTTGGTGTCTAGTATCTTTCTAAAATTACCTTTGCTATTGTTAAAAGTAATTACTCTTTCAATTTCGTAGGTTTCTTCTAGTTTGTTTACAATTGACATAAATACCTCATCAAACTTTCCTATAGCTTCATCAAGTATGTCATCAACACCACAACAAGAAGAATATACTAAACTATCTGCATCAAATAAAACTACCATTGTTCTTCTATTATTTCTATGGCTTGATTCTCTAACTCATCAATTACTTCTTGTTCTAATATGTCTATAATGTCTTGTCCTCCACATAGCACTTTAAAACAATTAAAATCACTACTGAAATCTGGATACATATAACTACCATCTTGTCCCTTGTTAAATATTCCTACAACAACTAATTCTATGTCGTTATATACTAATGTTACCTCTTCCATAATTTGTTTTGTTTTGCGTAAATATAAACAATTTTGTTAATATATACTAGTCATCTTTAAAATCTTTTGTAGCTTTAGTTAAAAATTCATCAATACCATCTACTCTTTTAGATAGTTTTTCTATTGCTACATATAAAGTCGCTACTGTTGATTCAAGTATTTTAAATCTTTCTTTGGTTGTGTATTTTTTGTTTTTCATAAATCATTAATATTATTAAGTTGATTGTTTTTAATTTCTAATATAGGAGCTTTTAAGCTAAAACTGCTTCCATCTGTTCGTTGTCTTGTTTGACCTTTTATAAATAACTTTCCTTTAGATTTTAATTCTTGTTTAGTAACCCACCCACAAATAGATAATTTATTAGTTTTTTTATTTAAAGAGCAAAAAATATATCCATCGCAATCATATTTTAATTGATATGTAATAAAATTATTAACAAAATATTCTTTAGGGTTTACATTTCTTCCCATTGTTTTAACATCAAACTTTTTTCCTTTATAAATAAAATCATAACCACCATCAAACCCTTCAGAGTATTTATGTTGAATATTCAGATATTTTTTTACTAAAATTTCCCCTAATAACCCAACAAATTGTTCTTCTTTACTTCCATTAGCTTTAGACCTATTACCAATGTTATTAGTTTTTAGATAATTCCAAACTTCTGTTTTTAATTTGCTATCAACGTCTAATATCATAATTCCATTAGTTCGTTTATTACTGTATGTCCTCCTAACACTACTGCGCAAGCAATAGCTGGTTTCTTTCCTCTTTTAGCGTATGCCATAGCATAAGAACTTGCATCTATTCCACATCCTACTTGTGCGCCAAATACTTTAAAGTTCTGACCTACATACCACTCTGTGTAACATTGTGTGTGCAAGTGTCCTTGTATTGTACTTTGCATATCTGCTCTGCATTTAGTTCTTGCAGTTCCAGCTTCTCCGTGTATGTATTGTACGTTATCAATTACAACCCTATCAACAAATTTCCATTGTGGAACTTCTAGTACATCTTTGTAAGCTTTTATCCATTTCTTTGGCACTGCGCTTGTTTGTGCCTTCCTCATTATTAAACGGTCGTGATTTCCTATTGTAACTTCTGCCTTTGGGAATGCTTCATACCATTTTGATATTTTTTTAATAGCTAAATCAAGTTCTGTTTTACCTGTATATTCAGCATTTATATCAACTTCGTGAAAAGAAGCGTAATGATTGTCAATCACATCTCCAATAAATACAACCCTATTGCAATTATACTTTGCATATGTTTCTTGACAATGTTCTAAATATCCATCTAAACAAAATGGCTCGTGTAAGTCTCCAATAACTAAAACTCTTGTTTCTTTTTTAGTTATGTTCTCGTAAGCTACTTTTTTATTACCGTTTAATCTTGGTCTAATTTCCATAAGTTTTATATAAAGAGTTTAATTCATTAGTTATACTTCTAATACAACTCCCACAAGATGTTATTATTTTTCTATCGCTAAATACCCTGTTGTATATTTTTAATAATTTTTTTTGTTCTTCTGGTTTTACTCTTGTTCTATGTTTTTCAAACCAATATTGCAAATAATAATATTCAGTTTCTAACAAACATTTTGGACGTTTATATCTAAATGCTTTATTTAGTGCTTCTTGTCGTTCATCACAACCACAATCTTCTCCAGCTATAAACTTTACAGCTTTAGCTATTCCTGTGGCTTTAGTAATCTTGGCAATAGTATCTCCTAAACCTTTTGATTGTTTGTCAAAATTTGCTTTCCATTCTTTGTACTCTTTAGTACGTTTGTCTTTTGGTGGTTTCATATTAAATTGTAATCTTCGTTTTTAAAATCTTCGTAGTCTTCACTAAACTTATCTCTTATTTTATTTTTCCCTTTTTTTAGTGTATGAAATATATTTACTGGACTTATTTTAGTTTCACTTGATAAACCTCTAATGCTTAAATCCGTATCTCTATATAATTCATATATACTTTTGTCGTACCAATGCCACTCATCTAACTCGTTATCCATCTTTTGACATAATCTCCAAAACGCTTCTTCTTTTTTTATTTCATCAGTAGATGTAAACTTGTGCATATCTTTTTCTGGAATCTCGTTAAAGTCTTTGTCTTTGTAAAATTCTTCTATTTGTATTTTATGTACTTTGTTTTTTAATTTGATATAGTTTATAAATACGCTTCTAATAGTGAAATACATATATGCCTTCGAATACTTACCATTGCTATATACATTTTTATTATCTGCATATTTTATAATCTTTAAATAGCTTTCTTGTACTATGTCTTCTGCATAATCCTTTGCCCCTAGATTTTTTGCTATTTGTACCCACTCTTTATGATTTTTACCTAATGCTACTAAAAATTCTGTCATACTAAAAACTTACACCTTTTAAGGGGTTATATAAATCTCCTACAATTTCTGGAAGACCTATGTCGTTAACTTTAAAGCTAAATGTTTCAAATGCATAACCTCTGCTCCGTTTACATTTAACTGTTATCCAATCCTTGTTTACTGTGTTTGTTTCTAATTGTATTACTGTCTCTGCTTTCTTTTCTAAAAAACTACCTAAATGACCAGTACCTAATTTTGCACTACCAAAATTTTGATGTATAACCACCATTATATGACAATTATAACGAGCCGAAAATTCCATTAATTTTTGGACACATTCTGAACTTGATATAATATCGTTAGAGTCTTGCACTAAATCTGCAACTCCATCTATTAAAATTAAACCATTTTTATCTTTATTTTCTTTTAATACATATTCTATAAACTCTAATCTTTGTTTATAATTAATAGTTCTTAAAGCAAATGTTTTATAGTTGTCTTCACTTTCTGATGATGACATCTGTAAAATTCTTTTTGCAACTCGTGTTGAGTGCCATATGCCTTGTTCTGTATCAAAATGAATACAATCTTTATTTTCTCTATGCCCTTTTAAATTACCTCCAAATTTATTTTGACCACTTAAATATACTGATGCTAACAAAGATATAAAAAATGTTTTTTTTGTCTTTGGGGGTGCTGTAATTACAGATAAATTATTTAAACTTGCAAATGTGGTTGGTACATTTAATTGTCCATTTTTAGTTTTTATTTTTGTTTCTCCTAAACTTAATACTGAAGGAGGATATTCTACATTATCATTAGTGTTTATTTTACACTCCTCCTTGATAAGTTCCATCAACATTTGATGTGTTGTTTCTTTTTCTGTCATAAAAAAAGGAGGGCTTTTACACCCTCCCAAATATTAAAATGGTAAATCTACATTGTTGTTGTCTTGTGGTTGAGCTTCTTGCTGTGCTTTAGTAGACTTGCCATCAGTCCAAACTACTTTGCCATTGCCTATGTATTGCTTTGGCTTTTTAGCTTCTCTCTCTTCTTTTGTTTGAGAATCAAAGGCTGATACGTTTTGACCGAATTGGTTTGTTTCATCGTTTACACTTATTGTTAAGTTATAGTAAACGCCTTTTTTACCTTTTACAAATTTTTCTTTAGGTAGATTTTCTACGTTGATGTTTAAATTGATTAATGATGCCATTGTTATTTATTTAGGTTTATTAATTTATCTTTATTTACTTTTTTAAAATCTTCTGATTCGTCTTCTCCAAATACCCCTAACTCATAAAAACCAGTTAGTTTAAGTACTGCTCTTGATAAAGCTCTTTTCTCTGCCATTTCTGCAACATACCAAGTATTACAATTACCATCTTTAAATGACCCACCTTTTAAAGCAGAACCAAAGGTTTCAATTAATACACTTGGTTTACTATTAAGAAATGCAATTGCTTTAAATACTGCAAAATTTGTTTCGCATTTTATAACTTCATAGCTAATATTTATTTTTTCTTTTGCTTGTATTTTTTCAATACCCATTCTTGTAATAATTACATAATGTTGATGTTTATATACATCATCTTTTGTTAGTTCGTACTTGTTATACAAGTCTAATAGTTTTTCTCTGTTCATTTTTTTGATTTTAATTTTCCATTTTGTTTTATTTTTTTTTGTTGTTTTATAAGTTGTTAATATTATACTGTAAATCATCTATTGAATTAAGTATATATTGAACTTCTGAAATTCTATAAAGTTTATTACTTTCTTTATTGTTTATCTTATCCATTACTAATGAATAAACCTCATCTAATAATTTTATTTCTTTATGCATTTTGTTTT